ATTAGCGTTTGCTGCTGATAGAGCAACTGCTTGTGTAATAGAAGCAAAGATTTTGTTTCGGTTAGGAACAACAGTAGCTTTCATGTTATCTTCTTCATAATGACCTTCTGGTACATCATCACCGCCTTTAACAAGATTAGAATTTAATAAATCAACTAAACCATCTAATTTAATTTGACGGTAACGTAATTTATTAGCAATTCCAATATCATTATCACATAAATAATCAACTAAAGATTGAGCTCTTTCTAACTCTACTCTATGCTTTTGACCATAATCAAAAGATAAAGCTGTTACATTGTCATACTCTGATAAACATCTGAGTAATAAAGTTGAGGAGTCCATCCCCCCTGAAAGACTAACTACGACATTTTTTGCCATGATAAATAATTAATTAAATTTTGCCAGGTATTATTAAGCGTATAGGCAAACGCTGTTTTAAATTTATTATATCTACATTTAAGATAGGATATAACATAATAATAAATACTTACTAATCCAAATCCTCCTGTAAGAAGAGTCCAAAAATTTGGATGCCAGTGTTCTCCACAAAATCCTAATGCGTGTTTTATGATTTCTGCCATGTTTTTTCTATTTTTGGTATCCCGTTAATTTCTCTAAATAATGTTGTATTATGTAAAATAAAACTATAATCTACATATTTAAATTTAATATCAAAATGATCGTTCATGTTAGCTTTAGGTTTTTCAACTAAACCATTTTCATCATATAAAGTACCTTCTAAAGCAGCCATTATAGGATTTGAGGTATCAATTGATTCAATTTGGTTATATCCTTTATACCAACCAAATTCTTGTGGTACTGAACATCCTAATAAGTGGATTCTATCATATTTTTCAATCATTTTTGAAGAATATAACCTACTAATAAAGGTCATTCTTCCTAATGCTTTTCCTAAATCTTTATTTGGGTGGGGGAATAAATTATTATACCAAGTAGCCCCATAAGAAATGGCTAATTTTTTATAACCTAAAGTTTTTAAATTATTATAACACATAACCGCTGCTCCTTCATCTTCTCCTTGTACTACAGCTACAGGGGTAACTCCTTTTGGATATTTTAACTGCACCCAATATTTTGCTTGTGCATGGGTTCTAGCATAATCCATCCAAACATCTGGTACTATAAATTCATTTGGTGTTAACTCTGCTATCCAATATTTTAAACGATCCCATTTATATGCTTCTCCTAATTCATGTAATGAATTATCCATAACAATATATCGTCCTGATTTTTTAGCATCATAAAAATATTGTTTATATTCCTCATCTTGATCTAATAAGTGAGGTAAACAATAATCATAATCGTTAAATTCAGTTGATGCTGATAATAGACAACGAGGTACTTCGTGGCTTACTTTCATTTGATACTTAATTTTTTCATTGGAGGTCTTCCTCTACGCCTTAATGGATAAGGAATAGGTACAACCTTATATTTTTCATCTATATGATAATAAAAATCAATTAGGGAATCACCGGAAAAATTAATCATTTCTTCCTCTACTTGTTTCTTATCTAATCTATAATATTTTGTAAACTCAGTAATAAGACTATTTAGTCTTTCTGCTTCATCTTTTTCAGCATCTTCTATCAAACGTTTTCTCCGAGCTAATTGGACTGCTCCTTTTTCTAAAAACATTTGATAATCATTATTACATTCTTTTAGTAAATCTTCTAATTGATATTCAATTAAATATTGTTGTGCTCTATAACAGGTATAATCAAAATCTCCATTCAATATCCTATCACGTAATGGTTGACGATTATGGAGAGGTTTGTTTTTTGGTTGATACATCCTCCACCACCTAAATTGGTTATAGTTTATTTTTTGATATTGACTAAGCTGTTTTTCTACTTCTTTCCTTGATAGAGGAATACTATACATACACTTTTATTTTAATAACTACCAACCCCTTTCGCATCTTAATTCATATGCATCTTGACGGGCTTGTGATTGGGCTTCAATATCCCAAGCTTCATTTGCTGTTACACAAATTTCTTCTCCATTACGAAGAATAATAGCACATTCATCTCCTGAAATACCGCATGTAAAAAATCTAATTACTGAATCGAACATAACCTAATTATTTTAAAATTAATTTAATAATATTAAATGGTAATAAAACTATAAACTTTACTAACTTAAACACTAAATACCATAAATAAATTACTGCAATTATTGTCATCATAACCTTTATTATTTCTTATTTACTGTGTAAATATACGAAGAATCCCTCAGGTAGCCAAATTTATTCAGTAGAAAAGAAAAAAGTTTGATGCATTCTACAATATTCATCTTCATGCCCAAAATATTGAACTGCAGCATGATAAAATTCACCTCTATAAATTATTGCCCTATTATATACATTACCTACAAAATCAGTAACTTCCCATGCTGTAAAATCTAAACTATCCTTATCAATTTCTTCAGCTAATTTATCATCTTTAGGACGAACTCTACACCCTGTTTTTTTGTGTTTGTATAAGGCAGTACCTGAAGCTAAAGGGGCATCTGGGGTTAGATAGACTACACAAGCCCAGCTAGTTCCCCAATCTGAGTGGATCCAACATTTATCCCATGATTTACAAAGATTATAAGAACCATTATATTCATTCCAATCTACATCCCAATTAGTAATTTTTGTACCAACTGCTTTTTCTAGTGCAGACTTAACTGAAGGATGTCTATCAAATTTAGTTCTTTTTCCTGGGTGATTTCCCATTTTATCAAACCATTCCATCCCGAATGCTTTTTGTCTAATATAATCAGGATCACTATAAAAATTATCTATAACTATAATTGAAGCCATAACTAATACTCTTTTGTTAAATCATCTTTTTTTATAAATTTCTTAACATATTCTTTTAAATCTATCTTTTTACCATCTTTTGTTGTTAAAGATAAATTAGGATTAATTTCTATATCATCATCAAAATCTTCAGCAGGTTCAGAAATTATTTCTTCTTCATCCTTAACTTCAATATCGTTTATAGTATAGTCCCATTTTGGTTCATTTTCTAATCCATCTTGTATAGTTGTATCCCAAACACTAACATTATTGTCTTCTACTTTTTCACCATATAAATTTTCTTTATATTTCTTTTTAGGATAAGCTTTATCAAAGGCAAAGTTGGCTGCAACAACTAATGAAATTGCTAAAGGATCAAATACAAAAATAATAATTAACAATAAAATGTTAATAATTTTATCCATAGGTGCTCCTGTAAGGCCTGATAAATACTGTAGTGGTCCTAATTCACCCGCAACTTCAGTGTTATTATCTAATTCTAATACTTGTAATTGGAATTTACGTAAACTATCCGCAGCTACTTCACGTTGAGCTTGAATATTTTTTCTATTTTCTTCTTCAGTTGCGATACGAGATTGTGCCAACCTAAGTTCGGAAGTTGATACTGTGGTTCTAACGCCTCCAACCACCGAGGTGTCTCGTACCTGGATTTGTTGAGACCTAGCATTGGAAAGAGTAGAAATGTTATTAGAAATTCTTTCAAGTTCCTGGTCATATCTTGTAACATCCGCATCATAAAAGTCAACTTTTTGTTGTATAAAGGCTTTTTCATTCTTAACTATAGATAATTTACTATAAGTTTCTTGGTATGCTGCTGATAGAAACCCATAAATCCCCATACTAGTAATAAGTACAAGTATTACAGCTGCAATAGTTAAATAAGTTCTAAGGATTTTATTTAAAGTATCCCAATATTGGTATAAAAGAGATGCTATAACTAACTTAGCTACCTCCAAAGAACCTGCCATAATTATTACTTCAAATGAAGCACCCGCAAAAAGTTTGCTAAGGCCACTTACAGAATAGAAAGCAGCCGAAGCAGATACTGACAGGGCAGAAAATGCTATTATAAAAGGAAATATACCTTGTTTTAGATTTTTAAGCATAATTATAAATATAGTAAAGTAATAGGACTAAAACAACCTATTTTCTATCACCTTTATGCTTATCTATGCGGTCTAAAATTTGATTTACAACATCCATTTTAATAAAACCAGCCATTGATGCATTTTTTAAGGCACTTATTAATTGTAAAACTACAAGGGGCATTACAACGGTTTCACTTAACCATCCTGCCCCTGGTATGCTTTTTTCTATTACTAAAATTACTGTTAACATAATAACCCAGAAAAGTAGAGTTTTTAAAATTTTAATTGCTTTATAAGTTTTAAATCCTTCTCTTTTAACCCCAGCTATTACTCCAAAAAAACCATCTGCAAAAATTAATGTAGCAATCGCTAAATATTGTTCTGCGTTTTGCATTGTAAGTTCCATAAAATAAGAACATATAAATGCTAGTGACATTGTGCTTCCTGCTATCATTAATTTAATATTACTCATGATTATACTAGATCTTTTGATTCAATTAATGTGTAAGTAAATGAATTACCATATAAATCTTTAGCTTTATGAGCTAACTCCATTAATTGATTAAAATCAGATTCTTTAGAGAAAACTTGACATCCTGCTGACCATTTGTCAATTTGGGTTGAACCTTCTACTCTTGAACCTGCCTTATGGATGTTAATTCCGAAAATACCTTCATGAATGTTTTCTTCTAACATATCATATTTACCGTCTTTGTTATTATCACGATAAACTTTCACAGGTTTTTTCTGGCATAAAGCTTCATATTTACCTTGGTGTTTTCTTATTTCATGTGATCCTCTATATTGATTAGGGACTAAAATAGCTACTCCATCTTTATTAAGTAAATTCTTTTCCCAGTGTGATCCTGGATCTGTTGTGGCATCAAATTCATGATATTTCATTTCACCATCTACTGAATATGAAACTGTAAGTTTATCATCAAACTTATTGGTTACAGTCCCATGGGTATCTGAGTTCCGTACCCCAACAATATTTAAATTGTAGTCACCGCCTTCGAACCATTTATATCCTTTAGATTCTACGGTATTTTTAATTTGTTCTCTTGTATACATTTATTATTCTTTTTTTCCAAATATTTTACCTGCTTCAGCAATCCCAAAAGATCCTAAAGTGATAAATAAAAATGAATCATAAATAAATTCTTGGATTACTAAGTCTTTTCCAAAAAATCCAGTAACAATATCTGCTGCTGCAAATACTACCATAATAGCAAATGAAGCAAAACCAACTACTGATTTTTCGTTAATATCATTATTATCTTTAAAAATGTCTTTGAAAGCCATCCACTTATTTTTTAAATAATTTAACATAGAATAACAAATTAGTAAAACATTATTTTATGATACATATTAAAATTGGAATTTAGAACCAATAGTAGCTGACCAAGTTATTGGGATTTCTGGAAGTGTTGTACCTATTATATTTCCTCCAATATTAAATCTAAATCTTTGTGTAATTCCTACATCAAAATTTGAACCTACTATATAAGTTATATGTTCATTTAATGCTAATTCTCCTTTAAATACAGCTTTTTTAGTAGAAAAAGTATATGATATTGGATTAAGAGCTAAAGCTAGCATAGGAGATATAGTAACTCTTTTAGTTGGGAAAGGTTTAGTACCAAATAAAACACCTGAAGGCATTATCATAATATTATCTTCTACATTTATAATAGTACCTGATAGTGCAAATCCCCCAACAAATCCTTTCCAGAAGTTTTCTTTTTGTCCTAGATATACATTACTTATTCCAAATGAACCTACTTTAGTACCATAAATATACATGAAATTAGCACTAATAGATTGTATAAACATTATACTTCCTCTATTGTAAATAGACCCAAAATATAAATCTTCTTTTTTAGTTTCTGGGTTCCAAAGATATAATTTTTCTTCTTTATCATAATTAAAGTATACATCAGATTGAGATAAACTTAAACTAAATTGGTTTAAATTATCCCATATCATTATATTTGCCGCATAGGTAGTAGTTCCTGTAAGGGAAGATTGGGAAAAACCTAAACTAATAGCATTAGTAAGAGTTCCATCTAAACCAGATTGACTAAGTAAATTAGCAGATACTGCTATTGGGTTACGTTTTTCTGTTTTCTTTTCTTCTTCTTCTTCTGAGTTTTCTTCTTCTACTTCATCTGATTCAGATTCTTCACTTTCCTTATCTTCTGAGTTTTCTGATTCAGTGCTATCTCCTTCTTCGGATGATTCTTGATTTTCTGAATTTTCAGAATTAGATCCTTCTCCTTCTGAATTATTCCCTTCTGAACTTCCTTCGCTTCCTCCAGAAGTTCCCTCTCCTGACGAATTGCCAGATTCGTTATTGTTATTCCCTGATTGAGTATTTGTACTTGAAGTGCTAGAAGATGTATCTTGTGACGAAGTATTTGTAGTAGTTGTTGCATTGGACGTAGCATTTGAAGCAGCATTAGTAGCATTGGATGTTGTAGTAGTTGTTGTTTGCTGGGTGGTTTGTGTTGTTGCTGTGGTAGTTGAACATGGACTTAAATTTGACCACCATAAATATGTTTCATTTAACCAAGCTTCTAAAGTTCCATTAGTATATTCAGCCCAAGTAAAAGTTCTTACTTTATTATAAAAAGCTACTGTAGCAGATCCATTAACAAAAGCTGCAGTAACTATTTTAGTTTCACCAGTACATCTATCTACAAAAGTATTTACAACGTTTTGGGTTTGCCCTAATAAAGGGAAACACCAAAAAAGAATAAGTATGTAAAATAATTTTCGCACATTAATGATCAAAGATACCTTTACGTATCATTCGTTTAACTACTTTAGCTACTCCTGTTTCTAAAGCTTTTTTAGTTGATGTACCTATAGAAGATTGATTAAATTTAATTTCTTCTAAATTTTCGTCATTAAGTAAAGTCATTTCTCTTGTTGTTGTAGCTTTACCTAATCCAGATCCTGTCATATAAAGTCCAGTTTCTGCATCTACCATTTTAACTTGGAGACCTAATCTAGTAACTAAATTACTTTTAACTCCATCTTTTAAACTAATGGATTCATCTTCAGAGATAGAAAAATCATATACCTCTATATAACAGAAGTATTTAGCAAGCATAATTTTACCTTTTATATCAATTTGGTTTGCAGTAAATCCTTTTTGGGATGCCTTATATTGAGTTACCATTCTATCTTTGATTTCGTCTTTTGTTTCAACAAATTCAAATCTGAATGTCTCGTCTAAAAATGCTACTGTAATATTAGTTAATCCTAATCCAACTCTATAATCACCTAATTCGGGGTATTGTGACAATACTTCATCACTAACTCCAATATTAAGTAATGCTACAGTTACAGGATCTCCATTATATTCAGGTACTGACCAAATAGATTCTTTTGATTCAAACCCTGCTGTATAATCTTCAGTTGTTGTCTTCCCTATTACTTGCCCAAATGCTACATTTAGCCCAAGTAAAAATACGATAAGATATTTCATTTTTATCCTAGTGTATCAAAAATACCAAAAGTGGCATTTTCAAATTGAGCTGGGTTTGTAATAAATTGAAACACTATAAAAGTCCATCCAACCCAAAACATAGATATTAGCACTGTTATCCATAATGCTATAATAAAATCTAAGGGTTTTTTGGAATTTATAGCTGTTTGCCATAGCTCAACCACTGGAATAAAAAAGTACAAAATAAATTGGATTAGCCAAAATTGTTTTGTACGTTGTAATAGATAATTCATGGTTTTAATTTTAATTGTTACACTTCACTTTATTTAAAATTTAACTGTGAATAGGGGAACCTAGTTGCAGCTGGGTTCCCATTTTTTTACCAGTCAAATTCTTCTTTTCTTTTTTCTGTTTCAGATTTTTTAGGTTCTTCTTTTTTAATAATTACTTTAGGTTGTTCTTTTTGAATTACAACTAAGGTATCTTTTTTAGATTCATTATTTTCTACTTGTGTTTCTATTTGTTGGAATTCTTCTTTAACCCCAAATAAAGATTCCATATTAGTTACTACTAAACCCCCAGCAGCTGTAATAATTATTCCTATTGTAGTTATAATTTGGTTTTTGATTTGACTAAAAAACCCACCTTGTTGTTCTTCACTCATAATTTATAATTTAGAAAATGCTGTCACACCTATTAATTCATGGTTTTCAGTAGATAACTCTAATTTATATGAACTTTTTTCTAAAGCATTTACATATATTTTTAAAATATTATCTCCTTCTTTTCCTTGAATTTTTTCTTGAGAAATTAATTCATTATTTAAACCATGTTTAATTTTTATTCTATATACTCCATCAGCTGGGAGTTTTACATTCATAGCTACTCTATCAGAAACAATAGCACTAGCTAATTTAATTCCTTGTAGTTCACCTATAAACAATACATCAGGGGTTTCTACTACTGGATCTATAATAAATTCTTCATCTCTTACACATCCTAGTACTAATAATAATACTAATATTGATATTAATTTTTTCATACTATTCTATATTAAATTTAATTTTAGTTCCATCTGCTTTAATACCTTCAGTTAGTTTGAAAGTAATTAAACCCGATGTATTTGTTAAAGTTTCATTAGGGGTAAATAATAATTTATAAGCAATTCCTTTTTTAATAGATATGTTTCCACTTTGGTCTAAAGAACCTATATTAACTTTTGCTTGGTTTTCTTTATGATTAGCAAAATTAGTCATTTCATTTCCTGTATCAAAGTAAATATCATCTAATGTTAAAATTGTATTATCATAATTTATATTAAATTGGGTTCCTATTACTCCATCTTCTTGTAAATTAATAGTAAATCTAACTCTATTATCTTCAGTTAGTTCTGATGTAACATCTAAATTAACATTAATAGGGTCTTTCATAGCATTTGTAGTTACACTCATTCTTGCTTGTGAAGTTGAGTTTTGAGCATAACCACTTCCTTCTGCTGTTGGTGTATAACCATGAGAAAAATCAACATCTCCTATTAAAGCATGCCCAAAATTAAATGTTTTAGTAGCATCAGTAGGTTCTATAATAAACTTTTGTCCGAAATAATAGTCATTAGTTGATACACCTAATTGTTCTACTCTTCCCCAAACGTTTTTAGATCCATTAGTTGAATTAGTAAACCATTCACTTAATCCTTCTACACCTTGTACATGCCCTAAAGCTTGGTAGGCATCTGTAGGAGTAATATTACCAGTATTATCTAATTCACCCAAAAGGTATTGAATAGGATAATCAAAAGTATTTTGATTTCCAGTATCACCTGGGCCTCCTCCACCTGTAGCATTTGCTTGTTGGAAAATTATATAGGCATCTGTAATTGTTAATACATCATCTAACCAAGTAGCATTATTGCTTACTTTTATTTCTACATAATAATTTTGATCTACAATTAAATTACTAGTAATTACTTGTCCATTTGCATCAAAGTTTCCTGTTTCAATTGCATCTCCTGTTTTTCCATTTATTCCATTAGCATTATATATTGCATAAGTAAAATCAGTTGCATGGTTAGCTTTTGCGGCTGAGTTTAGATTTATTGTTACATTTCCTGCATTTACTCCACTAACATTAGATAATGTAATATTTTCTGTACCAGCATTAACATCTAATAATCCAGAACTTGCACTTATATCTTCAAATCTAGCAAAGTTAAGATCAGTAACATTATTATAATTAGAATATCCTGTTCCTTGTCTATCTTTAATTTTAAATCTAACATAAACCCAAGGAGTTGAAAGTGGTAAATTAGATGAAGATTGTATAATAACCCTAGCTACAGACCAATCTGCAGTAGTGGGGTAAGAATCTCCTCCTCTATTTAACCAACCATATTGGTATTGAAAATCTAAATCATGTTCTGGGTATTGAACACCTGCATAGCTGGTTAAAGGGTTAAATCTATACCCGTTCCACACTGTCCAAGAATTTTGAACATCCGCAGGAGCTTGATTACCTGGGTCAAATGTATGTGAAACATATTCTAATAATTTATTATTCCATTCAAAATCAAAATGGGCAAAATCAGGGGACATTCCACTTCCATTAATCCCTTCAAATTTTACAGTTATAGTATCACCTACTACAAATCCATTAGTATCATCATCTATATAGCTGTGACTTAAATATCCTTCTTGTCCTAAGAGGGATAGGGGCAGTAAAATAAAAAATAATAATTTTTTAATCATTTTTTCATGTGTTTAGTTAATCCTGGGTACATACTATATCCTATTTTTGTTAGCCAGTTATCAACTTTAATTAATACTCGTTTTAATTTTTTCATAATTTTAATTTGTCAATAAGTTGTTCACATACTTTTTTAAGGGCACTTGACACTCCTACTTGAGAAAACTTACCTCCATCATCTATTATTAAAGTAGATACAGAAATAGATTTAGAAGTACCTTTTGCTACTACTTCCTTAATTATCTCTCCATCTACTATTAATCTTGCTCCTGCTACAATTTGTGTTATATCAACTTGACGTCCATATACAGCAAATTGTGCACTATTATTCTTTACATCAAAATAAAGTAATTCGACTTTAATGCTTTTTAGTGCATTATCATCTAAATAATAATCTCTATCTTGGATAATTTCTTCTAGGATATTTTTTACACCAAAAGCCAAGTCACGGTTACCCGCAAAAGGGCCCATAACAATGTTATTGGTAACTTCTTCTATCTTTATAGTTTCTTGGCTATAAAGGTTCATACCCAAAAATAGGGTAATTAGACATAGTAATTTCATATTTAACATTTTTGCTAAATACAACTATTAAAAAAACTTTTGATATAAAATTTAGAAGTACTGTTGCAGCAGTACGGGTATACATATAAAAAAGGGGACGCTTGGCGACCCCTCTTTTGGTTAAGTTTTCTATAAGTTCTTATTTTTTAAGAATATGATAGAGAACAAATGCGCCTACTAAACCGAGTAGACCTTCAGCACTTAGTGATCCTAAAATTCCCATAATATTATCTACTACTGAGATGTTAGGCCAGAAAGGAATGTTAGCTCCTTTAAATAGTACTTCTAGTACTACTCCTAGTGCAATTAAACTTACACCTATTTGTGTTAGGTGATCAGCCCAAGAACCAATTTTCTTTAATAAATCCATAATTAAAAGATTAAGTTATACAATAAAATAACTCCGGATTTTAGGCAATTGCATAATATAAATATGAATTATCCATCACAAGACACACAATCTGCCATTCTTGAACCAAGATCACCTTTTATCACACTATCAGTTCTTAGGTAATATAATGTTTTTACTCCAAGTTTCCACGCTTCTAAATGCACTTGATTTATCCATTTTGGTGAATCATTAGGATCAAATGACAGATTCAGAGATTGAGTTTGGTCAATATATTGTTGTCTTATCGCAGCTTGTCGTATAAGTTCTAATTGATTTATTTCAGAAAACGTTAAAAATAATTCTTTTTCATCAGGAGATAGAATATTATCTGGGAGATTTTGTACGGATCCTCCATCTTGTAGCATTTGATCCCACCATTTATCTTTATCCTCTCCTTTTTCAGTTAACAGTGCTTGTAATACTTTATTTTTTCTAATAAATGTACCTTTTGCACCATTAAAAGTATAAATGTTTGCGGGTAAAGGTTCAATACCTGCACTAATACCCCCACAAATAACAGAATTAGAAACTGTAGGAGCAATTGCTAATAAATGTGTATTTCTCATACCTGTACCTCTACACCATATAGGTTCTCCATATTCAACAGCTAAATCACGAGATGCTCTTTCTGCTTTATTTCTTATGTCTGAGAATATATTATGGGTATGAGCTGTTGAAGCAATAGAATTAAATGGTAATCCTTTTTGTTGTAAGAATGTATGCCACCCCATTACTCCTAAACCTAATGCTCTACCTTTTCTAGCATGATTATTGGTTCTTCTTAGTGAATCTCTACCATTAGATTTATCAATAAATTCTTGCATTACACCATCTAAAAACCAAGTAGCTAATTCTACAGTATCTGTATCTTTCCACTCTTCATATTTAGCTAGATTTAAAGACGATAAACAACAAATAAAACTATGTTCTTCATCTGTAAATAAAGTAATCTCAGAACAAATGTTTGTCATTGTTACATTTAAGTTATTTAAACGATAAGCAATAGGATTATCTTTATTAACATTATCCTTATACATGATATAAGGTTCACCTGTCTCCATTCTTGCTTTTAAAATAGTAGCCCAAGTATTCATTGCGTCAGCATCTCTAGCTTCTAATTTACGCATAAAAGAATCATCTACAACTACACATTGATGTAGATTTAAACACTGTCTATTTGGGTCTCCTTTAGGTCTTCTAATTTGTAAAAACTCATCAATATCTGGGTGATTAATATCTAGGTTTACAGATGCAGCACCTCTTCTTACATTTCCCTGATTTGTAGCAATAATTGCAGAATCATAAATTTTACACCATGGTACTACCCCTTCAGATTTTCCATTTCCTGAGATGGTAGTTCCACGTGGTCTAATACGGGATACACTAATACCTACACCCCCGCCAGATGCAGTTAATTTCATTAGTTCTGCGTTAGTTAAACCGATTCCACGTATAGAATCAGGTGTATCTACACCAAAACAAGAAATAGGTAAACCTCGGTCTGTTCCCATATTTGATAAAACAGGTGATGCTAAACCTACCCATCCTTTCCAAAATAACTTAAAAAATTTAGGAGAAAGTTCTGGTTTTTTTAATCTATTAGCTGCGGCGTCCGCAACTCGTTTATAGGCTTTTCTAACATCTTCTCCGGGAAGTAAATATCCTTTAGATACTGTAGCTAAAGAAATTTCATCCATCCATTCAGGATATTGTTTACCAAGTTCCCAATTTGTATAATCTACTTGTAATGCGTTGTTTTCCATATTTTAAAATAATGCTGCTGCGTCCCAGTTTTGAACACCTTTTGAATAATTTGTAACTCTATTTGCAAAGAAATCTGTATGTTGTTTTCCAGCTGATAAACTATCAAACCATTTCATTCTTTGTACTGCTTCTTTATCTATTCCATTTACAATAGGTCCATATCCTAAATCACCCATTTTAGTATTTACTCTATGTTTAATAAAAGATACTAAATCATATTTTGAACATCCTTCTAAATCACCCATTTCATAAACTTTATCAATAAAATCTAATTCAAGTTTTAACGAAAGCAAAGCTGCTTCTTCAACTTGTTGTTTTAATTCGGGAGTATTCAATTCTGGGTGTTCTTTTAGAAGTGTTCTAAATAACCAACAACCTGCATCTGAGTGGAGTGATTCATCTCTGATAGACCATTCTACTATTTGGCCTACTCCTTTAAGTAAATTTCTAAGTTTAAAAGATAATAAAATTGCAAATGAAGAAAATAAATTTACACCTTCTGTAAATGCGGAAAAAATAGCTAAGGATTTAGCTCTTTCATGCCAATCAGCAGTTCCATCATGATTATCTCTTACATTCATTAAGGTTTCGATTTTAGCCATTGTAGTTTCATCTTCTAAAAATTCACTAAAATCATCTAACCCTAATTCTTCATTAAGTAAAGAATAAGCTTCGGCATGAATAGTTTCGAAAGCACCAAATGTAACAGCCATTTTGATTACTTCGGGTTTTCTAAACCATTTTGTAACTAAAGATGACCAATAATCATTTACTACAGTTTCAGTTTGAGCAAAACCTTTTAAAATAGAACCAATTATATTTTTTTCAGTAGCATTTAAATTTTGTTTCCAATCATTAACATCTGACATCATAGGCACTTCAGTATGTAACCAATGAGCTTGTTGTTGTTTCATCCAATAATCGTGTGCCTCTGGATATTCGAAAGGTTTATAAACTACACGTTCCTGCAATAATGATTTTTTTGCCATTTTTTTAAATTAATAAGTTAAAATTATTTTTTAGTAAAACTAAAAACATCGTCATAAACCTCCTTGTACTTATTCTGCATGCTTCTTTTGGTGTAGGAATCTACATCATCATATTCATTAGATTTAGTTTTAGGGGCATAAGTTTGATCTTCACTTTCTATATTAGGATTATAAGGATGAACTTCAAAATGACCTGTTGAAGTATCAGCATACGCTGAAAAAGTAAGTCCATCCATACCATATCGGTTTTTCATAATGTGAAGTCTTCCGGTTTTGTTGACTTTGTCTTCTTTTTTTCTTGATAAAGACATAGCAAAATCTGATATCATTAGCTTATCATATGAACCAGCTGCTTTGTCTCCCTCTATTATTTCATCATTTGCACCAGCACGGTTAACCTGTGATACAGACCAAATAGGAATATCTAGTTGTTTAGCTAACCCTTTAGTGCTAGTATAAATATCATCAATTTCGTCCTTACGTTCACGATTTTTTCTTTTTGATGAAAGTAAATCAACATAATCAATAATTACCAAATCCGCTTTAATCCCCATACCTTCAACTTTTTTAATATGAGATTCAATTGTTGACATAGTTGCACGTCCAGTTGGGAACTCTTTAATAATAAGTTGACCAGGAAGTTGAGGAATTAATTCTTCAACTTTTTCTTTATAATGAGAAAGTTCTCTAACATCGATTTGAGTAAAGAAAGCGTCATATCTCTTACCAACATAATCTTCACCTAATTCTAAAGTATAATGTAAAACATTATATCCTAATCTAACAGCATATCCCCCTAATGCTACAAGAGTCCATGATTTACCCCCTCCAGGACTACCAAAGATAAGACCAAAATCTCCGTTTCCAAGTCCACCTTGTAATAAGTTATTAATAGGTTCCCAAGGGGTTGATATAGTTGTTCTTGAATTTTCTCTATAACGTTCTTCAATATCTTTGTTATATTCATGACCTATGTTTTTATCTTGACCTGCTTTTAAAGAATTATCTATAATACTTCTAATTCCATCATAATCCCCGGCTTTAAGTAAATCAACAGAAGTCATTAAAGCTTTTTTTAATTGTTGGTTTTTACAGAAATTAGTAAATTCTTCCTGGACATATTCTAAATCTTCATCTGAGGAAACATAAGCTAATTTTAATTGTTCTTTAATAGCAATTTGTAATACTTCATTATCTACTTTTTGTAATTCAACTTTTAATACTTCTAATGAAGGGGTAGTATGGTATTTGTCATAATATTTTAAAATCTCTTTAATAGCCCATTTATGAGCACTTTGATCAAAGTATTCTTCACTAATAATATCATGGATATTAACTAAAAATTCTTTATGAGTTAATAATGACGATAATACCTTAATCTGAAAATCGTGTCCGTATTGATTTAATGTTTGTAATGTCATTAATTTTTATAACCTTTAAAATGTTCAAAAACGTCTTTTAACCAATATTCTAAGTTTCTAATCATTCCTCCTAATTGATCTTCATTATAAAACTGGATAAACATTTCAGAATTTAATTTTGGAATATCTTGATCAATTAGATTATTTAAATACTCAATTTGTTTTGAATCAATAAAAGGAGTACTTAAGTCCATAATTTTATAACTAGTTCTAAGTTTATTTTCATCTTGTAATATTCTAGAATATACAACATGGTCTTTAAATTTCCTAGTAGATATATCAAAAATATCATCTAAAGTTAATTCTTGATCTTGTAATTCAGGAAACTTTTTATATATACCTTTTGCACCTAATCCTTTAACCCCTGAAATTTTATCTGAATTGTCTCCTAATAATGTTTTGTATAGGATAAAATTTTTAGATAAACAACCAAATTTTTTTCTTATAGTATCTGGGGTGTAATATTCTTTTTCCATTGGTCTATATAATATAATTTTGTCAGTTACTAATTGAACAAAATCTTTATCACTAGAGACTATAAAAACAGTTGAATTGAATTTTTCTACTAATTTGTTAGATAACACTGCTATAATATCATCAGCTTCTACCTTATCAATTATAGTGGTTTTAACAGGTAATAACTTTAAATATTGGATTACACGTACTATTTGATCAACTTTTGAATTATGTTCTTCATCTAAATTATCAAATACTTCCCAGTTAGTAACTCGTTGTAAATTTCTCTCTGATTTGTATTCGGGGAGCAAGTTTTTACGGTTGGTTGAAGAACCTGCTCCATCGAATACTACATAAACAGAGGTTGGTTGGGTTTGTCTAATCATTGCACCTAAAGAACGAAAGAATCCACCTAACCCACCAACGTGAATTCCTTCAGGATTAACCATATTCATCATGGCAAAGTTTCTAAAAAATAGATTTAAACCATCTATTAAAAGGACTTTATCATGTCTTTTTGCTTGAGGTTCCTCCCCTTGCTCTTGGATATCATCCAACAACTTAAATAGTTCTTTATGTTTCATTATTTATTCTGGTTCTTTCTCAAAATGAGAAATGTCTTGAACTTCCTCGTTTTCTTCTACTACATCGAAATCCATTCCCCCTAATACTTTAGACCAATCTGCGGCATGTGCATTTTTATAATCTTTAAGTTCATTTGGATCATCATTAATAAAACCATGAGGTGTCATAACAATTTTACCTCGGGTTGTAATACCATTAATATGGTTTTTATCAATCTGTAAGTTTGTACGTTTAGCAAATTCTACTTGTTTACTATCCTTAATTGCTTTAATTTTAGAAGTACCCGCAGACATAATATTACCAAATGTAACTACAAATGTTGAATCAAACCACATTGCATAACCACCTTTATTCATTAATTTAGGTTGCCCCATTGGTGATTCTGGTTTTAATGTCCAAACTTTATTAACACATACTAAAGTATTAGTATAGGGTGAAGATTCTTTTCTTGATAATGTAATTTTTTGATTTACATTATTTCCAAATTGAGTTGACATAGCACCTGCATTCCATTCATTATTGTTTTTATTAGATTTAAGTGACATTTCACAAGGTACAGAACCAATACTATCCCATAGGAATAATAAATCATAAGGTAAATTACCTTTTTTCTGTTCATCCATTAAATCTAAAATAAATGCTGCTACATCTTCAATTGAATTAATAGTTTCTCTATCAACATAGATAAAATTACCTTCATAATCTATAATTTCACCTTCATCATTTCGAGTAATATTAATATCAAGTCCCATTTGGATAGCATGTTCCCAATTCCACTTCATCTCAGTGATAATGAAGACAGGCAGTATCCCATTATTTTGGGCGGATACTGCCGCTTCAATCATTGCCGTTGTCTTACCTGTATCAGAGTGGCCTCTAAGTAAAACAATATGCCCCATAGGAATTCCTGGAACGGAAGTAACTTCCCTAAAGGCAGGCGAAAGGGGGATCCATTCTTGATCTTTAAACTTAATATTTTTATCTAAACCTTTTTTAGATTTAAATTTATTAAGATCAAAATTAGCCTTAATCTCAGCAGACACTGCTGCAGACAATGATTTACTTTTTCTTGCCATAACTAAAATGGTAAATCATCTACTTTTTCCTCAGTCTCATCAAACAAATTATCAAATTGATCTTGTTTTGTTTGTTTAACTTTAGAAGTATCTAAGCTAAAATGGTTTGTAGGTTGAGTTGTATCTTCGAAGTCATCATTATCTTCATCAATGATATCACCCTCATTAGCATCTTCAGGAGATAACCATTTTTCAAGGGCAGATTTCATTTCATCAAATGTAAATCTTTTGAATTCATCAGTAGGGTTTGGTTGTTCTTTAGTCCAAGTTTCTACTAATGAAGAATCTTCACTTAAAAGTGAATCTTTTAATCTTACTCTTACAGAGGATTTATTATAAGGAGTACCAGTAGATTCAGGTCCTACAGTTTCTACTGTAATATCTCTACCATTAACAATATCAGTGTAGTCTCCAATTTCATCATCTACAGCTAATGAAAGTAATTCTTCATATACTTGTTTTCCAAACTGCCATAGTCTAACTCCTTTATCTTCTTCACCTCTAACAATTACAGGAGCAAATACTCTAACTTTTGGATCTAACTTTTTAGCTAGAACATAGTTTTCTTTAGTATACTCTTCTCTAAGTTTAGAAGCAAATAAAGCAATAGGATCTTTTTCACCAAAATTAAGAGGTGAAATCATAACTTTATTTGTAATCCCATAATAAAACTTAAGTTCAGTAAATGGGTTTTTTGGGTTATAAGCACTAGGTACAATTCTAATTTGCTGTTTACCCACTGTAGGTCTCCAAAAGATTAAACTATAATCTTTCTTAGGTCCGGTCTGTTGTTTTTGTTGTAGACCATCCAACTTCTGTTTGATTGCATTTAAATCCATAGAATAACTATTTTTTATGTAACATTAATATAATAACCTTTTATCTAATATCCAAACTATACTTCAATTATTTTATAAATCTTTGTATTTAATTGGTTTAGTTCATTATGCTGGGTAAGTAAGATACAGTTATTGTAGTGTTGCCAATTTACTTGGTATTTAGTATCTACTACACCCCCATTTAATTTTTTAATTAACTCATTAAGGGCGTTAATTGTATATAAAGTATTGGATTCTTTTTTTCTATGTACAAGAATTGTATTTTCAGGAATAGAATGAACGTTGCCTTGATCAACATTATAAGTAACAACATATTCATCTTTTCCAATAATTTCTAAAACAAATAATTTATTGTAAATTATAGTATACTTGTCTTGTATTTCAGCAAGAAGGGCATCCAAACCCCCTAAATCCGTAAATGTACAGAATAACTTATTATTCAAATCTCCTAGGTTTTGTATTGATGTTAAAACATCATAATTCGTATCATACATATTTGGAGCTCTATCTAAAGTCGTAATCATAACCTTGTTTTATTTTTATATTAAATTCGTATTTTTTGAAAATATTTTTAATATCTTCTAATATTTTTTCTTCTTTTTTATCTACATCAAACAAAAATGAATCATAAGTATATAATATCAATTTTGTCTTATATCCCCTCAATATACAAAGGATATCCCACAATATCAACACATTTTGCGAAGTTTCTAAATTTTGAAGTATATAATTAAACAGTTTTTGCGGGTTCATATTCTCCAATCCCTCCTTTGTATATACAAAGTTTGAAATCGGACATTTTATAAAACCATCCTTATTAAATTTTTCCCAAGTTTTTTCTATATATTGTTTTACCTTACTAAAAAATTCCAGGTGCTCATATTGTTTAAAAACTCCTCCGTATAACTGTTTAAATGTTAATTCTTTTGACTTATCATAATCTACATTGTAGAGTTTCGCCATGTGTTCGTGAATATCAACAGTGGGGAAACTATAATTAACGAGACGACAAGACAAGCTAGGATGATAAGCGCTAATATCAATTTCATACAAAAAATCATTGCTTGGTATAAAACTTTTCCTACATCCATTTTCTTTATTAAGTGCCGCATAATTTACTCCATTAAATTTATTTGATGGTCTTGTTGTTGTTGTTTTTAAGTTGAACTGAGGGTAAACGTGTTCACCATTAAGGGTATGGAAGTATCCTTCGAAGGTAGGAACGTGTACTCGTAATCCACTTCGCTCGATGGAGTTGAATACCACTGAACATTTGTTGTTAAAAAATTCATCATATTCTGTTTTATCTTTATTTATATTATCTTTTAAATCATTGTAAATTCCCTCACAATATTCATAATGTTTTACTACCGGAATAATACAATTTACACATTCTATATCTTTATGTTTACTATAATATATGTTATGTGCTGTTGTTTTAGTAGGTATATACGTAGTAGGTGGTGTGTTTATGTCAAAGAGAGCTTTTAGCGGAAAATAATGTAATAATAACTTTTTATCTCTACAATATAATTTATTAAACCTTTTTAATAATCGGTTAATCTCGGTTATATTAATGCTTAAAGTTTCACTATGATTAAGGCATAACATAAACCCTTTACTCGCTTGTATAGGTCGAATATACACCAAAGATACGCGATTGATAGTAGGGTGGATAGTATCATTATAAGGAATTACTTCAATGAATGCTTCTTTATAACTACTATTTAATAAAAACCCTAATTGTTCATTGTCCTCTACTAGCCAATACATAAAACCATTTTTCGATAATATAAATAACTACTTAGTAACCTCCACGAGGTATATTTCTTCTTCTTGAAGTACCTACTTCTTCAGTAGCCCCAACTTTTCTACTTTTTAATGCTTCCCCTTCTTTAATTAATATTAAAACTTTGTGGGCTTGGGGTTGGTGAAATCTTCCTTCCATTAAAACCCCACTATTAGGATGAAGGTGGAAATAACCAACATATTCTTCATTAGTATCAAGAACCTTTAATTCCCCTCCTTCAGTATAATTAATATCTTCTTTATTTCCTTTATAGTACTTAGCAAACCTATATTTAAAATATTCTTCAAATTTTACCCATTCATTTATTTTAGCAACATATTTTACTGTGTTATAATTTTGTTTATAAACATCAAGTAATTTTCCTTTTAATTTCCAAGTTAATTGTAAGGGGGAATATAAATTGTATTGTACTGAACTGTCTTGGTTTTCGAATAACTCAAATTCATTTTGAGTAGTTTCATTATATTGGAAATTTGTACTTTTCTTTAAAAAATATCTTTGAAATGTTTGATTTTCATAATCAGAAGATGTTGGTTGCGGGATGCTATTAATTATAGGTCTTTGTGCAGTTATAGGAACACCTGAAGCATTAATGTATGCTTGAGGGGCTAAGCTATAAGATAAATCACTATCAGCCGGTTCTCCTTTTACTTCTACTTCATTATATATATTATCTACTTTAATTAAAGAACGTACATTCTCATCTTGGGGATTTTGTCCAGTGAAATATTCTCCCTTTGAAGTTTTAAAATAAGCACCAATATAAGGAGATTTATCTGTAAGAAGAATAAATTCTCCTCCTGCGGTATATAAATTAGATTCTATTTGGGATAAAGGTATGTACATTTTATTTTAATTTATAAAATTCTTCATATAGTGTACTTAGTGGGGAGTATATTTCAACAAATTGTAACTTTCCTGTAAAATTGCCTTTTTCATCAGGATATTGGTCAAAATTATCAACAGTTATAGTCCCTGCTTTAAAATAAAGAAATTTACCATTGTCCTCAATGTAAGGTTGGCTACTAGTTTTGTAAGTAACAGCATATCCTAATTGTCCCTTATATTTAATTACTACAAAGTTTCTAACACCAGAAAATTCCTCTCTAGCTTTTGGATCAAAACTTTTTTCTTTTATTTCAAATATCGTACCTTCTTTAGCAATAGCTACCCCAAATTGACTACTTGGATTTTCTAATGCACTTAAGTTTACTGCAGAGGGGTTTATATAATTAGAACTAGCAGGGCCCCAATATTCAAAATGCCATGCTTCATCTCTTGATCTATTGTCTGCTAATCTCCAGGGGTTGTACCAACCATATCTTGCTGCTATAGTAGCTACTATTTTCCAGTTTTCTTTTAATCTATCATTTAAATTGGCCTCAGCACTTACACCTCCAGTATAACTTAATCCAGATATTCCTAAATCAATAGCACCCCCCCAACCATGTGGAGAACTACCTACTGGAGCGGCAGCTGGGTTGTTTCCAAATGATGCTTGGTAGGCTAGGTTTCTATATGCGGTTGTGATACTGATGTTAATTCCTGCGGCTTTAGCATCTGCTCTCCATTTTTTATAGGCTTCCCAAGCATATGTATTTAATTTCCAGTAATCTTCTCCATGGTATGTTTTTAATTTTGAACCACCTTTTTCATCTGTTAAAGCTAATAATTGTGGGGCAGTTTCTTGCATTTTACCATTTACCCCTCCTTTAGCTATACTATCTTGAGTTATAGGGGCATATGTATAAGATTGTGCCCCGTATTTATTAGGATTTATTATGGGTTCAGGATCTCCTACAATACCACTAATAAGAGCATTACCATCCGCCCCAAGAGTATATGATAATGCTGAATCTGATAAATCATATTCTACTGTAGTAAATAAATCAGCTGTTAATACAGTATTTTGAGTATTTGCTGTTGAAATTGTATGTAATTCAGTTGTCCAATCGTTTTCGTCAATTTTGTGGTTTACTTGGGTAATAACAAATTTTAAAGCATTTGGATAAGCTCTAGGTAAAAATTCTTGTCTTATAGCTAATTGATTATAAATTTTAATACCCGAAAGACCATCACAGGTTAAGTTTAAATCTATAGGAATAAAACCTATTGTGTTTGAAGGTTCACCTGTTTTTCTATATATTTCATTACTAATACCATTAACAAATCCTTTAAAACTATTTTTACCCATTGATATAAAATCAGGATCAAATTTAAAGTAATAAGGAGAAATAATAGGAATTCCTCTAACTTTTCCCCCAAAAGCATTAGCTAAATAAACCATGTAACTTACATTTTTTGGGTTTTGATCTTCTTGCTTATTTTTTAATTGTTGATATATAACCCAAGCCCTAACTTTATTTGAATATTCAATCCAAGTATAATCAATAAAATCTTTTCCTGTTACAGGACATCCTTTAATTTCTTTATGTCCTTGTTTAGTTATACCAAAATTAGTTTCTTTAAATTCTCTTCTTGGAAAGGGACCCCAATGTGTATCTTCTTCTGATTCATCCCATTTTTTGGATATTTTTGTGATTTGTTCTATAGTTAATGGGTCATATTCATTTGAACCAGTGGAGGGAGATACAAGAGGAGGAGTTTCAGGGTCATCATATCTTACAGTATATCTATCTGTTAAACCCTTCATCCATTTAGAAAAAGCAGTAGCATCATAGTTTTTAGTTTTTGTCCCTTCTGCTGTAGTACCAATAGCTATCATTGAAGCTAGTTCAGGGGTTATTTTTGTATCAAAGCCAAAATCTCTTACGAAATTAGAAGTTTGTGCCTTATTTTTAGTAGCAGGATTATAACCAAATAATTCAAATGGAACAGTAACTTTACCGAACCTATCTTTATATTTATCTGAGGTTTCAATTGATGGAATAGGGTTTTGATCTATAAATGTAATTATTCTATCATCATTAAGAACACATTCTATATTATTTATACCACCTAATGCTCCATTTATACCATTACATATATTTTGCAAAAATTTAAATAGATAAATTTGTCCTTTTTCATCTGTTGTGTCTGAAAGTAATGTAGTAACAAAATCATAATTTAAATAAATATTCATTATATTACCATATATAGCTTTATTATCTTGAGTCCCAAAATTATTTACACGACTTAGAAAAGGCCAAAAGTTAATTACCCCAGTATCTAATCCACCTGCAGTTTTTCCACTATCAAATTGATCTGGAGTATTAAATGAACTTCTATCTAAGAAAAAAGGTTTTATAAAACAAATTCTAGGATCAAATGATACTTGATAAGGGTATATAGCACAAATTTGGTCATCACTTAAATCTATACCTAATATTTTATCACCATTTATAGAAGGTAAAACATATTTTTGGATTTTTATTAATAATTCTCTAAAAGTAAGAAAATAAGAATACCTTATAGTATTAACTCCATCATCTGTTCCTTTTTTAAGTGGTATAGTAGGGACACTATTAGTAAATCTAGCGGCATTTTCAGCTTGTTTTAAATTTCTTCCTACAACCCCTAATAAACTTAAATAGTTATTTTTTACTCCATTTTCTGACCCATCCCATTTTCCAACATCAGGAGAAACTATATCACTATAAAGAGCATAAGATAAATTTGAGTCTCCTGCATTAGTAATAATAGCACTATTAGCATCTGCTAAACCTACTGTTACTTTACTAGTTGCTTTTTGGATGGATTTTTGTAATTCTCCTGCATCAACTATATCTTGAGGTAAATTTACTTTTAAGGATTCAATAACATCTCCTACAGTAATTAATTTTAAATTAATATCATATGTTCCATCTGGGTTGAATTTCCAACTAAAATTAGTTACTTTACCTAAAAACCCATCATAATTTCCTTCGTATTCCTTTCTTTGTTGTCTAATTTTTCCTAATACCTCAGTAAATGGAGCTTTTTGATTGTAAAACCAATATTTTTCCATTAAAGTACTCCCAGTTGTTTTGTAAGTATCTTTTTGTATTACTTCACCTTCTACTTCTATGGCGGAAGCACCATAATATTTATTCCAACCCCATTCTAAAAGCATAGTACACCCTAAACGAAGATAAAGTAATTCTAACATTTCAAATTGGAACTTGTTATGAGCTTTAATTTCAACATTAGCTTCTCGTATAGAACCCCTATTTTTAGCTTTTATATTAGCACTGATAAGTCCTGGTGGTGGGGTAATACCAAAGGTTGTTCCTCCTAATCCATAGGCTGCTGCATCATTCCAAAGACTTTGGTTAGAATTGAGTACTCCCGAACGCATATTATAATTTCCTACACTAGATATATTTCCTTCATTGTCTCGATTAATATCTAAACTAGATAAAGAATTGAATAATACTGCTTTTTCGGCCAATCTAGTACCTATAAAATTTGCGGGATTAGTAAAACCAATATCTGTTAACCTTTTTCTTCCTAAGTCATCATCATCAACAGAAATAGAAGAGCCTAATTTTAACCAGGCATTTTGATTAGATAGTACAGTTAATTGTTCATTACTTCTTACTTCTAACCCATGGAGATTTTGCCGGATTTGGATTTGGTTTTCAACCCAAGGTTCAAAAGATTCTCCTATTATACTCATAACTCATTTCTATTATTTAATCTATAATATTCTGTTTGTATCCTTCCTATATTTTGAGGTATTCTAATTTGTACCCCTAGAGGAGGGAAATAAGAATTTTGAGAGAAAGAACTATTAGCACAAGAAATTATCCACCATAAAGAAGAATTTCCATAATAAGTTTGAGCTAATTGATCATATCTATCACTTTCTTCAGCATAAACATATATATCAGATATACTTAAAGGAATATCAGGATACTTAACTGTTTTATATAGTCTTTTTCCTTGCTTTCCTTCCGGAGAAAGTGATCTAGTAAGTCCTATTTCATTATATCTTCCCATTATTTTTTAGGTAAATAATTTATATGTTTATTATTTTTTATATCTAATCCTCCATCATAGTTATTTACCCCTCCTTGATTTGCTAAAGCAATATATTGTTCTTTACCATAAGATGAAGCAAAACTACCTTCACCAAATGCTTTTCCTGCAAATGTATTATTTTGTACGGCAGGAATAAAATTATGAATTGGGATAAATTGAAATCCAGTTACTTTAACTATCATTGGTAATTCTTTAACAGAAGGATCAGTTATAATATCACTGCCGTCTGCTGATAATCCTATATTTCCTGCATCTGGAATTGCTATTTCCCATGGTGATTCGGTTGGTACTCCTAGTTGTATTCCTTTCATTATTCCTACTTGTTCATAACACCATCCTCCTATAGTTAAAGATATTAAGTTACCTCCCATATATCCAACACTTGAGTATTTAGGTGCATTTACCGAAGCAAGATAATTTAATTTTTGATACATTGGAATTAGTTCTTGCTTTGATTGAGCTGCTACTGTCCAAGATAATGAAATATTTCTGTCAAACCCACCATATCTATAAAACTTTTCACCTCTACCCATATATTTAATTTCACTCCAGTCACTAGAATAAGTATCAGACATTTCATCTATAATAGCTCTAAAATGAATATATGTTTTTTGGGATGGATCATCATTATCTATAACACCAATCCTAAATTTAACAAAATCATTTTTAACTGCTTCCCCTTGAGCTACAGTTGAGGATTGGTAAATTGGTAAAGCATTAATTTTATCTAGAGCATTATTATAATCAGCATTGCCTTCTACAGTACTAATATTACTCCCTATATCTCTTCTACCTATAGTATAACTACTTCTATTTGCTTTAATTCCAGGGTTACCTAAATTTACTCTTTGTTCAAATTTATTAGCAGAGGTATAAGGTAAAGTATTTGGGATTGTATCACTTCCACTAGGAGCAATTACTTTCCTAAAATCTGTTATATTATCTGCTTTATTAGTTCTAGAAAAAGGTACTTTAATTTCTACTTCTTGTTGGGTCCAAACTTGTCTTTCAGTACCTCTAAGTATTCCACTTTTAAATCCTTCACTTGATTCTGGGGTTCTTAAACTATAAGGATTTGAAGTAGTATCATAAATATTATTACGTATTATAGTTCCATCTCCATTAAATTGATTAAAAAATGGTGGAATAAAATAATCTGAGTTTACTCCTGTTCTAAAAATATTTGCATTAGAATAAAAAGCAGCTGAGGCTCCAACTCTATATAATTTATCATTTTTAAGATAATCTTGTACTTGTAAACTAGGATCATTTACAGTAGGTGATGGATTTGGTTTATTTGGAATATAATTTATAGTGGGTACATCTTCTCTTTCAGCTACTATTCTTGTTTCTTGAAGAGGAAATATAGGGTTATTTTCTTGATTATATGCTATATTAGAAAAATTAGGAACTTGTCTAAAACCGGAAATAACACTTCCTGTGCCATATACTGGTCCTGCTTTACTAACAACAATTTTACTATTATTAATACCTGTTCTATATTCAGAAATCATATTAAGAGAAGTTCTACCTACTCCTAAAATTGCCCCTGGACCTCCTGTGTAACTATATAATTCTGGGTCTCCACCTTGATTTTCTTTAATTTTTGGTAGTAGTCCTTGTAATCTACTTTTATTACCTTCATCCCCCCCTGTAGTTATAGTATTTAAATAAGTTGGTAATCCTAAAGGGGTATTACCAAGTGGAGCTCCTACAGTTGTTTTTGTAAGGGGGTTTAAACCTTGTTTATTTAAATGGGCTCCTAATGCATTACCTGCGGCTTGTCCTATGGTTGATAAAGGTGTATAAATTCCTTGGTTAACAGCAAAATTATTTACAAAAAAATCAGCTATACCTGCTATAACATTTCCAACACCTGTTTTATCATCACTTTGACTATTTCGTTGTTCGTTAAATGAAGTATACCCTGTTTGAGAGTTTACATTTGATAAAGATAATACATTTTGTTTAGCAACAAAAAGTATCCCATTAGGTGATTTAAAATCAACTAACATTTGTGTTAACCTAGAAACATCATTAGCTACAATTCTAGGAAGTAATGTTCCACCTCTTAATAAAAAATCAGGTCCACCTGTCCTGCCTGTTTCTGATAATCTAGTGGGTAAATCTCTTACTAGATATGGTTGGTTACTATTACCACCACCTACTCTATCCTTACCAAACCTTAATGATTTAAGATCTGTTCTTAAATCTACTAAACCCATATTTAGTTAGGTAAATTATTCAAGTACTTTTCAGCGGCAGGAATATTTCCTCTATCTAAAACAGAAGGATTAGGTAAAACACCATTAGGTGGATAAACTTGACTAGCTATAGGATTACCCTCATTTGAATATTCCTTATGTAGAGTAGAAATTTGTCTATTAGGAATTGGAGGGGTTGTTCCATTTAAGCTAGTTAAGCTAGAATCGCCATTAATTAATTTGTCTTTTAAACTCATGATCAATTGTTTTTATTATAAATATTAAATTATTGTACTTCGTATAAACTTAAAGGAGCCATTTCAGGTGTTTTCTTAATTAATTGTTCTAATAGCATATTAGTTTTATTAGCTTGCTTAATCATTGGGGAATTATCTCCTAAAGGAATTACTGCTTCAGGACCAGCTTCACCTATAAGTGCTGGGGTAGGGCCTGTTACTGTTCCACCATTGGCCATTTCGTATAAACCAGCAGAAGTCCCCCAATTTTTTTCCATGGAGGATTCAACATTTCGGCCTTGTCTATCTATGGCAGAACCAAATTCATAATCCTTACCAAACCAACTACCAATCCAACCTATTATATCTTCTATTAAAGCAGCAGCCATCATTAAAATTTGAATAACAGGATCTAAAAGGGATATTAAACTAGCTACAGCACTTAAAATTGGCATTATAGCGTTTGCAACTGTAACAAAAATTTCTTTTAATTTTGCTATAGTTGCATTAAATTGTTCTTGTACACTTACTTGATTATTTAATTGTTCTACTCCTTTTTCTTCTAGCATACGTTGAGCTTCAGCTACTCCATAAGTTGCTTTAAGTATTTCAAAATTTTTCTTTGCTTCCTCAGCTTTTTCTCCAGTTAAACCTTTTAATTGATCTTCAAGTAATAAAGTAGATGCTAATTCTTCTCTACTCATTCCAACTGATTTTGCTAAAGCATCTTGTTGGATTCTATTTAATTTTGTAAATTCAGCTGAGTCTCCTATTTGTTCTGATATTTCTTTTGCTACAGTAGCTAAATCATTATTTAAGGCAGCTTGTCTTGCTTTTTCTAAATTAATATCTTTACCTAATAATAATTCAGCTTGTAATTCGTTTTCAATTGACTGTTCAAAGTTAAGTAAACTTTCTGCTATTGCATCAACTTTACTTAATTCCATACCTAATGATTTAGCAGTTGCAACTGCATCTGCTATTAATTTAGGATTTTTACCAAATGATAATGTAGTAGCAGCAGAAACTTTTCCTATTTCTTTTAGTAATTTTTGTTCATTAAGTAAAACACCATTTTGAGTAGCAGATATTTTTGCTTGAGCTAAAAATTGACCTGTAATTTCATCTGTGGTTTTGTTTGTTCCTAATTGAATACGGGCTATACCTTGTAATTCTTCATTAGTAAATCCAGACTTTTCCCTTAACTTAGTAAAAGAAACAGACATTTCATCACTTAATGCAACATTAGTTCCTAAAGCACCATTTATAGCCTTAAAAGTTTCTCTAATCCCTTTTGTATTTACAAATATATCTCCTGAAGCGGCAGCTGTTTGGGTAAATTCTTTATTTAATGCTAAAGCATCATCATAAGTCATTCCAAATTCCTTAGCCATTTCACCCGCAGCTTTATCTAAACCTTTTATTGCTTCATAAAGTTCTAAAAATAATGCTGCGGGGCCTAAAGCTTTTTTTAACACTCCTTTAAGCAATTTACCCATACTTTTAAATAGTTTGGTCATTCCTGCTTTTAATGGACTTTTACCGCCTGTTATACTTTTAGCTAAATCGTTTCCTGCTAATACTTTTCCAGCTCGAGCTTGGACTGATTTTCCTGCTAGCATTTTTCCGTCTTTGCCCATTACTAAATCTTCAATACCTCCTTTTTTAGCAATTTTTCTTACTTTGTCTTGGTCTAAACCTCCCCCTACTACTTCATCACCTATATTTCTTCCTTTACCTTTAGTTAAAGCTTTTCCTTTATAATCTTGGATTTGTTTAAGAGCTTTAATTTGTTTTTTGCTAAGACTTTCTGTTTGGCCTGCTAAATCCATATTAGTTTTAGCAGTACGTTCTGCTTCTTCTCTTGCCTCTTTGAATGGTCCAGAAAATGCCTTTAGTCCAGGAATACTTTCGGTGAATTCTTCCATAAAACTAAAGGTTTTTACACCTACATTATTTTTAATTTTTTCTGTTTGTTCAGCAATTTTTTCTATGGTTGCTAAAAATTTATCTGCAGCTTTTAAATTATCTTTAAATTCTTTAAGGTTAGATCCTGTTATTCTTCCACTTTTAATAGCTACCTCTAAACTATCTCTTTCTAATTGGGCCTTTTTCTGTAGTTTTTCTAATGTTTCTTTTTCTATTGCTAAGCCTTTTTCATTCTCATATCTTAACTCTCTAGCAACAGATTCCATACCCCGTAGAGCTTTTTTAGCATATCCTAATTCAGTATTCATTTTAGAAACTTCTGCTATACTATCACGAAAAGAATCTGATATATAAGATAATGTAGAATTTACATCATTTAAATCCTCATCAAGTTTTTTGATTTCCCTTCTAGCAGCTGCTATTTCACTTGCCTTAAAAACAGGAGGAGTATCCCTACGACCAAGTTTTTTATACATTTGGTCGATTATTTTATTTAAGTCCTTAATATCGTTAGATAATTTTTTAGGATCAAAATTAGCCATATAGGTATTTTATTATAAATATTATTATTTATAACTTGTTTTACCTTTGTAATCTTTTGTGGCATTTAAAAATTCAGGAGTATTTACTTTACCATCTGGGGTAATTAGAGTTTTAGTACCTTTCTTTCCAGATCTAGCATTTTCTATAGCCTTTTTTTCATTTTCATAAAAAGTATTTATTTCAGAAAGAGTAAATTTTCTAAGCCAAATAGGCATATTATAGATAGTAGCATAATCATATCCTCCTTTACCGTGGAATACTAAACTATGGATTTGTTGAAATAAGTTTTTTCTAAACTCAGGTGCGAACTCAGGCGTCAGGCCAAAAAAAGTTAAGCCCAATGGGCAATGTCGCCTCCTCTCCACTGTCGAGCACTACAGTTAAATCTAAATCAGGAGAAACATTTCTTATATGTTCCCTAAATGCTCTTGCATCGCGTGCTAAAAAATAGTTATCAACAAAATCTCTAATATCTTTGGTTTCAGTTTTACCATCAACTGAAGTAATTAAATATTTTAATCTAGTTGTTAATTCTGCTGAGTTGTTTGGACTGATTTTTTTTATTCCAGCTAATTCTCTGTCTATTTTTTTCTCATCATGACCATTTAATAGTTTAAATGTTAGAATTGTTCCTGTACTTTCTAATTTATAAGAAAGTTCATTATTTCCTCCTTCAAATACAGATAAATCTATTTCTTTTGGCTCGAGTTGAGTTAAATCAATTACTTCTTCTTTCCCAGCAATTGTAACTTTATATTCTTTACCATATCCTAAAATACGAGCAGCAACAAATAAAGCATTTTTGTCACCTACAAATAAATCATCAACATCAATATCTTTATTTACAATTAAAGATGTTAATAACTTATCTAGTACTATTCCTTTTTGGATAAAAGATTGATTAGTTAAAATATCCTCTTCTTTAGCAGTCATGTATTTAAGTTCTACTTTACCACTTGATAAAGGACTGTCTTTGGGGTACAAAAGACCTTTAGAAGGTAATTCTACTTCTTCGGTCGGAAACTTGAATTCGGCCATAATCTATTTTAATTAAAACGTTTTTGTCTATAATAAATACTAAAAAGGAAAGTTCTTAAAACAGGTTAGTAATTATTTTTTATTAATTTTATTTTCAAATTTATCAAATCTTGAATCCATTTGTCTATAAATTTCATCAATTTGATTTTGGTAATCTAATTGTAAATCTTTAAATTGATTATTAAAGTCTTTACCATATTCATCTATAGCTAAATAAACATTATCTACAGATTGGTTAATATCTCTAACTTTGGTTTTTACCTTAAACACTCCTATCGAAGCATACCCTACTAAGAATACACCTACTGTGGATAGGACACCTAAAACAAATTCTAAATTTTCCATATCTTATTATTTTTAAATGTCAAAGAACTGTTCCTTTTAGTATTGACATTCAATATAAAAAAAAGCTTGACCGAAGCCAAGCAATTTTTAAAAAGGAGGGTGAAATATATTAGAAGTTTAATATACAGTAATCTGGTTGTACAGTTAAACTAATTTCTTGAGCAGCATTTTCATTGTCCCAGCTGTAATCACCGAAGTTAGCTTCTGTAATTAAAGCACCTTTAATGATCCATTCTGATACGATATCACCAACGGGCCCTAAAATGTTTAAGGTAAGATCTTTTTTATAGAAATCAGAGTAGCCATCTCTACCAGTCACTGATTCATGGTGTAATCTTACCCACTCCATACAAGCTTGAGCACCACTAGGGGTAATTGGATCAAACAATGTCATTGATATTGTGTTCCAAAGTGTTTTACCCTTTACGTATCTTGCAACGTTAATGTGGTTTAACTGAACTGTACCTTGAGTAAGTGAAACAGCTCCCATTCCTTTGATTTGGTATGAAGGAATACCATCAACATAAAGAATAAATCTGTTCTGCTGTTTTGGCTCAAAAGCTGTATAAAATATTTCGTTTGGGTCTAATACTGCCATTTTATTTTATTTTATTATAAATATTCTATTCTTTTATTTTTATGACGGGAATGTAGCTCCTGTTGGTAATACATTGAAATCTAAAATCACAAATTCAGCTGTTTTAGTTGGTTGTAGGTAAATTTGTCCTACTAACTCATTTCTATCTATAACATCTGGTGTGTTATTGCTTTCATCCATTACAACTTTAAAAGCATACAATCCTTGTCTTTGTTGTACTGATTCTAAGTATGGGTTAACTTGTGCTAAGAATGCATTTCTTGTAGCAATTGTATTTTGTTCAAATACTAAGTTATCTGATACTTGAGAAATATAGCTCTTAAGTGAAATTAACAATCTTCTAACATTTACTCTATCTAATGCACTTGCTCTTTTCTGTAGTGTTTTCTGACCAAATACTACAACTCCACTTCCTGGGAATGTAGCGATTGGGTTAATATTAGCTTCATATAAATTATCTCTATTTCCTGAGGTTAATTTTCTTTCAGCTCTAATTACACTTCCTAAAGCTCCTCTAATTAAACCTGCTGGTGCGAACCATGGGTCTGAAGAAGCATCTGTAAAAGCATAAACTGCTGGGATATAAGTTGAAGCTGGAGCCCATACTGTTTGTCCAGTTCCTGCATCTATTGTTTGTAACCAAGGCCAATAAGTAGCAGCATATGAACTATCAAATGAAGCAGCATTATTAACTACTGTTCCTATTGTTGAGTTATAAGGAACTAAATCAATTACTGAAATGCAATCTGTTCTGCTTTCAGCTAAGCTTACCAATGAATTTACTTGACTTGCATGTAAGGAATAAATTAAACCTGGAGCTGAAAGTACATTAAATTGGTAATCGTCTTTATTTGATAATAAATTTATTGATTGTGTATAATCGTTAGCGCCAATTCCTTGAATATTACCTGCTGTAATATTTTCGTTGAATTTAGCATCATTATTATAGTAATTATTTCCTGTAGCACTTGTAAATGATCCTGATCCTACTGCTGGTAAACTACCTGTATAAGCATTTTTAGGATTACCATCATTATCAAAATATTCTGGGGTAGGAGTGTTTACTGCAGAAACATAAACGTAAGCACTTCTATTTACATAATTACCATTTGTTTTAACATAATAATCTGTACCATCTTGCTCTACGCTAAAGTAAGTATCTCCAATTGCTTTAGCTATATAGTTAGGAGCCGTTGGGTCCATAGATAAATTATTATAAGTCTCTAAAATTGATTTTTGACCAGTTGTATCATTTCCTCTTCTAATAAGTAATGAGAAATTACCTGAAGAAGTGTTTACTGAAGCGATTTCCCATCTTATGTTATCTGCTGAACCGCTTGCTAAACTACCACTTGCAGATAATGAACTTGAAGAGTTCATAATTACTCCTTCAGAAATAGTTTTTAATTGGAATGAGGATTTTTGGTACCCTGCATCTTGAGAATCTGCAAACCCTATTGATACAATTCCACTACCATTTGCTCCTGCTGTACTTCCTGAAGTAAATGCAGAAGTAAATGAACCAGATACTACTCTAGTTACTAATAATGATTCACCACCGTTTGCGAAATAATTTCTAGCTGCAATTGAATTTAAATAAGTGTAATATTGAGAACCGCTTTCTACAGCCCCACCAAAAATAGCTTCATATTGAGAAAATTAAGAGACAGCTGTTGGGATTTCAACTGGTCCTTTTACAGCGGGTCCTATGATTGCGGCACCAAATGTAACAGGTCTTGAGCCAATAAATGACTGGTCATTTTCTCTTGCTAATACACCTGGAGATATTAATGTTTCTGCCATTGCTTATGTTATTATAATTGTTTATTTTATTATAAATATTAGAAGTTGTTTCAAAAAATTATTCTGCGGTAGTAATCTCTCCTTTTTCTAAGTCAATATTTCCCTCACCATATTTTTCCTGCAGTTCTTGAGCCGTTTTACTTTGCTCTTTTTGCAATTCTTTAAAATCTTCTAAAAAAATATCTTTTTGGTCTTCTAAAGCTGCTAGCTGCAACTCTATTTTACCTAAACCACCAACTATGGTATTAGTTTTAATTTGATAATCTTTTAATGTTTGTAACTCTTCTTCTAATAACTTTTTTATTGCCATAATGTGTAGTTTGATTTGTTATAAATATATATAAATTATATTAAAGATTCATTTATTGTAAATCTCTTAAATTTCTTTTTCTACCATCATCGGTAGGATTAGCTTCAGGGTAATATACACTATCTATATCACTTACCGCTTCAGATGTAATAGTAACTTTAGCTTTTGAATTGTAAATTTTAGTTGAATTTAGTTCTTTTTGAATAGTATCTGGAAGGATATATCCTCTTAGTCTTATGTTAAATGTACCTTTTACTAATCTATCTTGACCTTGAGTTAGTTCAGTTGCTGTTGTAAAAGAATCAATAAATGCTCTAAATTGAAATCTTTCAGGATTTCCCCAATATGCATCAGAAGCATATTCACATGCTTCAATTATTTTATTTAATTGTTCCATATAATAAGTTTGTACTAAACAACTATATTCCATAGTTACATAGTCAGGTTGGGCTACTACATGAAATTTTTCAACAGGTTTTCTATTATTTAAAGCTGCAAAATTACCATAGAAGTTTTTTGGGCTATATTGTTTAGACCATTTGCCGTATAAATTAGGTTGATTTGCATCTAATTTATTTGCTACTGATCTATCTTTAGCTATATTATCTCTTTTAATTACTATAATGGGCATCATAATTGCACCTGATTTGTCTCTATAATAACCATCTCTTTGAAATGATTTCCATCTTTCAGGAGCACCATATATTACGGGAACATTTCGTCTTTCACCATTTTGGTATACAAAGGGTTTTATAGTATTTTCAAAATAATAAAAAATTGCTTCATCTATATCTTTAATCCCAATTGAATATTGTTTAGTGTCATCTCCTTTTTGGCTCATTTTAGTAGACCTATTAAAAGGTATACCTGTTTCTTGGTAATTAGGATTAATAGGAGACTTTGCTCTATTAGGATTACCCCTCTCTAAGTCAAAAGCTTGATGTTTGTTTTGACTTAAAGTTAATTGATATTTTGGTACTGGTTTTCTAGGTTTTGCCATTACATTCTTTCTATATATGGTGAAATAGCTACTTTATCAGCTGGTATATAGTATGTTGATACTAGAATTGATACGCTATTACCAAATTCATCTAAATCAGGGTTTAATGGGTTTGGAGTACCATCAGAATCATTATTAGGATATGATGGATTCTTTCCACCCCAATATTGGTTCGCAATTGTACTTTGAACCCCATAATATCTTTCTTCGTATAAAATAATATCACCTACTCTAGGTACTATATCTGCATCTACTAAATCATCTCTAAAGAAGAAAAAGTTAATGCCTTGCTCAAATTGTACTCCTTCATACTCGCCTTCAGGATATTGTTGATCACCTCTATCTATTAAAACATTAAACAAGAAAGGACCATTATAATATTTTTCTTCAGCTGCTTCTCCGTATATGTTTACTTTAGTTTCTTCTAGTTTAAATTGATAGACAGCGGCTTGTTGAGTAATAATATTACCCATTAACTCTCTATTGAATTTTCTCATTAGAGATACATCCCTAAGTCTAGTGTACATTGCCATATTATCCTACATAAATTGTATAAGGTACTTGTTGTAATTCTTTCATTTTAGAATCTGCTTCATTTGCTCTTCTTTCTAAAGAAGCTGCTCTAGAAGTTTCATCAAAATAAGCCCTTAATCTTTCTATTAATGACGTTTTTTCTGCTGTTGCAGCTGCTAATAAATCTGATTGATTTAATGTAACATCTGCATTTGGAATAGGTATTGTACCATATTTACCTCTTACATACCCTAACATTTCTTTTGATAATGCTAAAGTGTATTCAAATATCCATTGTCTACCAACTGAATTAATAAATTCATAAGTTGGGTTTTCATACGGAGCATTTGATACATTAGTTACTCTATCAGGGCGTTGCTGTACAGCACTATTAATTCTATCATCTCTTAAAATATATTCAAACCATATTCTAGCAGGGGTTGATTCTTGTGCAGCTGTACTAAAATTAGGGATTGGGAATATTCTTAATTTATCATTTCTAATTTCAAATGAATAATTACTTAATCTAATCATTTGATTCATTTCAATTTGTTGGATCACTTGTAAATCATAATTTAAAGGAGCCATTAAATACCCTAAACCATCACCAAATCCTCCTATACCAATAACACCCGCAGCTAGTACTCCACCAAATCCAAATCCATTATATGGATCTAAATAACGAGCAGATGCCGGATAGGGTTCTTGGTAAAATACTCTTTTTACTTCAATACCATTTTCATATGCTGATCCAGTTAAACCACTTTGAGTCATAAAAGTTTGAAATGAATAATCTTGTACACTTGAAGTTAGTACAAATGAACCTGAGTGGTAATCTATATTACCTCCTGTACCTGCTTCTTCAGCATATTGTTCAGTTAATCTAACAATTGGTTCAAAACTCGGTGTAATCAATGCTTGATTTAAACTTGATCCCGTGGTAAGGTTTTCTAGAGACAATTGATTATCTCGTATTTTATACGCATATAATTCGTTACCATATGTGGTTACTGCTTCTTCAAATGCAGTGAAAAATGAACCAGATTGTAGTTCAATATCAACTAAGGGATAACCTAACCGTTGGGCACAAAATTTAGCTACCTTTACAGCATCAGTTTGGAAATTAGTATCTGAATTATAAAATCCAAATGGTACTGAATTTGCATTCCAAACAGGACTACCATCATAAATTGGTACATTCATAATATATTTTATTTATAAATATGAAAAAAATTTATTTAGATCCAGATATAGTAATACTCATACCATCTTTAACAGCATTATCATAATAATCTAATAAATCTTCAACAATTGGGTCTCTATGGTTAGTAAATAAAGTAATAGCTGAAAGATTTTTTATTTTTCTAGATGCAGTATAAAGAAATTTAAAACCAGAATCTGCTTTTCTTTTTAAATCAGTTTGGTTTGAATCACCACATATCATCATTTTACTTCTTAAACCAATACGAGATGTAATCATCTCCATTTGTTCATGAGTAACATTCTGGGCTTCATCAACAATAATTATTGAATCTAAAAATGTTCTCCCTCTCATAAATGATACGGGTACAATTTCTATTTTACCATCAGCTATTAATTTATCAATTTTTATTTTATCATATAATGCATAAAAATTTTGATAAATTGGTTGAACCCAAGGATCCATTTTTTCTCTTAAATCACCAGGTAAAAATCCTATTTCTTCTTTAGATACTGTAGGTCTTGTAATAATGATTTTTTCGTATTGTCTTCTCATTAACCCATCTAAAGCTACATTACATGCTAATAAAGTTTTTCCACTACCTGCACTTCCTGCTAATAGAGTAATAGTATTTTCTAGGATTTCTTTTTTAGCTTCTTTTTGTTCATCATTTAATTGTAACTTAAATTTGATCGGATTTTTTGGAATCCTTTTTTGACGATACACGTCGTCAGTATGAGGTTTACTCGTCATATAAAATAACTTTGTGTTCAATAATAAATATTTAAAAGATAAAAAAACCCGGTCAAAGACCGGGTTAATTTATTAAGAAAATAAATTAAATCTCTAATTATAGAGTATTTAATCCGTTTACTTTGATAGTACCATAGAATTCTGGTCTTACCATTTTCTTAGCGTATCTAGTTAACAATCCTTTTCTTGGAGTGAAAGTATCTGGATCGTATACTAGAGGAGTCATGATTAATGGAATATAAGGAGCAAATACAGCA